TAAGTGTCAAATGGGCAACTTATATAAAAACTTGGTTTACTCATTAGTATATTAATTTATGTTTTAAGAAACGACCTTTATATTCATTTGTATTTATTATTTCCATTTTTTCTCTTGGTTCCCAAGTCTGAAATAATTCATCAAATGCTTCCATTACTCTTTGGCCTTGATGTTTAGCAGTAAATCCAGCTTCATCTCCTATAGCCCATTCTCTTCCTACTTTACCTCTACGTTTAAGTTCTTCCCTACCTAATTTATAACATTCCTTAAGCCTTTCAGTTGCATCTTCCCATCTACATCTATCATCATAAATGTAAGGAGTAGGAGGAGAACCCTGAATTGATCTACTAGTAGGATAAACTGGAAAAGCCCATTCACCATGCTCTTTATATGTTCCTCTATGATTGGAAGGAACATCAGGACTAGGTGTAAACCAATTACCATTTTCATCTACAAATCTCATTTGATCTTGCATTCCACCTGTAGTATTAGCTATAATAGGAGTACCTGAAAGAATAGCTTCAGTAATAGTTAATCCCCAACCTTCATTTGAAGTTAATAACATTTGGACATCAGCTAAATTGTAAAGATAATTTAATTGATCTCTATTTAATTTATGAGTAGAAAATATCACATGTTTAGGATATTTTTCTCCAAATAGATATTCATTTACTTTAAGTAAGTCAGTACCATGATTAGAGGATAATTCGGTATGCAATACTAATTTACAATGTTTTGCCTCCTCTTCAGGTAATGAATCTAAAAACGCTCTAAAAGCTAACATCGTATCTGGAATTTGTTTTCTTCTAATATTTCTTGAATTAAAAAATGCTACAAATTTAGTTGTTTCAGCATCAGGACCCAATACTGTCTTTTTAAATTCTAAATATTTGGGATCATCTTCTTTAACTGGAAAATAATGTTCATGATTTAAACCATGAGGAACATATTTTAAAATTCTATTTCCAATTCTATCATCTAAAACAATTCTATTTATATTAACCGTTTGTTTTGAAATGCCCATTAATAAGTCACAAGACTCATAAAATGCTTGATTATACATTGGTGCTGGGTAATCATCCCAAATATTCAAATATGCAATAGGAATATTTTTTCTTATTTCATGCTCAATATTAAAAATGTGAGTAAAGTATCTTGGATCAGTAATAAGTAAAATAGCATCGGGTTTTTCAATTTGGATAATTTGCCTAACTATTTCTGAAGTTCCATAACCATCTACACCATATAAAAAAACTGATGCATCATCTATACCAGCATGTACACCACAATCTTTACTTATATCCATTTTTTTCTTATGATCAGGATGTTTTATAGCTCCAGCTATTTGAACCCAATTAAAATGGTGACAAGTTTCAACAACTATTTCTTTACCAACAGTTGCTACACCTGAATGTACTCTAATGTCGTCTGTGATTAATAATATTTTCTTCCTTTTATTGATAGGAAGATGTTTATAACTTTTATTCATTAATTTTTTATTTAAAGGTCTAAAGTAGTTTGGTTAGTAATTTTTTTCCTAAAATCTTCATCTGTAAGATACAAATAAATACTTCGGTCAGCAAGTTTTTGGAATGAAAATTTTCTTCTAACACATTCTACTTTAAAATCATTAAACAAGTCTGTTTGAACTTTGACACTTGTTAGTGTCATTGGTTTTTTATTACTCATAATCTTGATTATTTAATAACATTATATTTGTTTATACATATATGTAAATATATGAAAGTTAATAACTAGGTAAAAACAGTTTGACATTGACCACACTTACAAGGATATTTTTGTTCCTTAATTTTACCATCAGAATTAAATGCTTCGTTAATAAAAGATAATATAGCTTTTTTAGCTTTATTTAGTTTTATTTTACCACTAGCTGGTCTAAATTCCTGTATTCTGGTTTGTGGGTAATCACTTTTTTCCCATAGTTTTCTTTTTACTATAAAATATTTTATATTTATCTTTTCTAAAGGTATATTATACAAATCAGAAAAATATTGCTTATATAAAATAAGTTGGAATTGTTTATCTTCGTCTTTTTTCATTCTTGATGTCCAACCCCTTGTACTAGTTTTGATATCAATAATAGTAAATTCGTCTGAATTTTCATTATATAAAACAACATCTAAAAAACCAGTATAAAGTAAATTATTTTTCATTTTATTAGGAGCATAAACAATAGGTAATTCAATACCTACTAAATAATTACCTCGCTTAGAAAAATAACCACCTATTCTTTTTTTAAAAAAATTTAATATTTCGACTCCATCTTCAAAAAATTCCCTCATTTGTACAGCATCAGAAAAATGTTCATTATTATTATCCTTATACTGTTTTTGATACGCTTCAATAAATTTTTCCTGAAATGATGATTCTAAATCTATTTCATTAGCTTTTACTTTACTAACATTATAAAAGACATCTAAATAATCTTGTATTACTTCATGAATCGCAATACCAAAAACTAAATAAATAGAAGTATCTCTTTGATTTATCTTATCCTTATAATGCAATTTCCATTTGTGAGGACATTGCTTATACATTGAATATTGAGAATAAGATATATTCTTTTGAAATGCAAAGTTAATCTCTTCAGGAGGATTTTTTTGAATCTCCCTAACTATTTTAGGAACCTTTTTGGCCATAAATTATTTTTTCCACTTATCACGTCCTACTAATAAGCCAATAATTCCATAATTAGCTATATCAATAAACGTGTCTTCCATACTTTCTCCCTTCACATAATTTTTGCCATTGGAAAGAAGGTTTTTAAGTCTAGATATTTTATCAGTTAATCTGATACATAACCCAGTAAGTGAAAATTTTTTATCTGATTCATCAGTTAAATCACCACCTAAAGCTATATTATTTAAACCATAATCCATATGTTTGCGGGCAAACATTTCATACATTTCTGATTGAATAGTTTTAAATTCATCAGCTAATTCAGGATATTCTGATTCAAATACCTCAATAACACCTAGGCCATCAATAGTATCTTTTTTAGATTTTTTCACTGCTTTGTCAAATTCTTCTTCACTAACTAGTTCGTAGTACTTACTTACACTATCACCCATTAATTTGTTCTTTTTCATCAGCTAGAGGAGCTGTATTAAAATATTTTTCTAATGTTTCTAGTCTTTCCTCTGCTGAGGCAAGTAATTTAAGAAATTCATTACAATTATCCCAGTAATCTTTAGTTGAGTGATCACCTATACCTGCTGGGTGTCCTGTTAATAATTTCATACTTGCTAAAGCCTTAGCCTTATCTGCTTCCGCTTCTGCTTTTAAAAATTTGTATACTTCTACGTTCATAATATTTGATTTATTTCTTTTGGTTGTATTCCCATACTATTCAATATACGAAGCACTTCATCATCTTCCAAAAAATTTAGATATTCCTTTACTTCGTTTTGTGAGCATTCCCAATATTTAGCTAAATAAGTTAATAACTCGCTTTTATGCTGTTTAACATTGGATTTAATATATTTATTCCATTTATTATTTTTAGGTATATATTCTCTATAAACAGAATAAATTTCCTTTTTATTTTGGGGATTGATACTTTGTACTTCATTAGCAATATCTATGTAATCAGGATTCATTGAAATGAATCTGTGTATCATATAACTATTCCAAATATCCCAATCCTTACTAGAAAAGGAAGAGGGATCGGCCTTAATATAATTAATTTGTTTTAGCCAATCCCAAATATTTTTAATCATCAGATCCAGTTAAAAAACTTTCATCAGCTAATTCTTCTCTTAATTCCAATGGTAATCCATCCGCAACAATTTTATCATTGTAAGGATCAATAAATACTGGAATAGGCATAATAGCATCTGAATCAGTTCCAGCTACATATTTAGAAATTTTTCTTAATATAACTGCTGATTTAAATATACTTGTGCCTTTAGAATTCTTAACTCCTGATGTAGTAGTTAAATCTACTTGCATTTGTGGTCTTTGTTGAGGATTTCCTCCTCCTGCTTGTCCATTCATTTTTGTAAAATTAAATTATTGATTAAACTCATTATATTAATTTCCTTATCAATTCGGAAATTAGCTTTGTATTGATGGTCATTAACTAAAACAGCTACTGTACCTTCTTTACCTGGTAGGAAATCACTAGCATTAACAAATAATTCTCTGAATAATTCTTCATAATCATCTGTATTAGCATCAGCTATGATTTGCCTAATATTTTTAAAACTAGGTTTATCTTTACCTAATTCACTTATTACTTTATTAACATAATTAGATGAAAATAAAACAGATTTATCTAATTTAAGTTGTGAATCAACAGTATTAGCTTGAATAGCATTAATACACTTCCTTAAATCAGGATAAAATTGGTTTACTATACTAATTATATCTTCATCTGTATGCCTAATATTTTCTTGATTCAATA